CTGTTGTCCCAAGTCTGATACAAGTATAGACAAGTGGTCTAGCCAAATAACTTTACAGTCAAGACCTTTAACCATAAAACGAATCTTATTGTATAAATCTTGGCTATCCATAGAACCAAAGGTGTCATAGAGGCAGAACCTTGACTGACCTTCATCATCAACTGACTCAAATATTTCTCTAGCTTTTTCAATGTAAAGACCTTTGTCTACGCTATCATTGAGTTGCACTCTAACATCCATTGCTATCCCTACGAGGTCTCTCGCTGTAGTTTTCAACGGTTCCTCTAGGTGTATCAGTGCTTGATTTAATTTTGTTTCTTTAAAATAATGATACTGTAACTGCTTAAGCATTGTAGTTTTACCACTACCTGTACCTGCTGTTACAACCATCAGTTCGGATAATCTAATACCTCCCAACATAGCGTTAGTGCTAGGCATAAAATCGGGGAATGGGTAGGATACTACATCTTCTTCATTCTCAAGACGAGTAATAATATCCATTCCCTTTAGTATTCCATCAGGTGTAAAAACCTGTGCATCCCTTAATGCGTTTGAAAGCTCGGTGACTCGGTTGTTCAACATCATGTCATTAGCATCTTTCATTGGTAGCTTGGCTATACGCACAAACTTAGGTGGAAATAAGGCTGCCACTTCCTCTGCGGCTTGTTGCCCTACTTTGTCGTTATCGAAACAAAGTACAACCTCTCTGAAACCAAGGAGCCATTCAAGCTGTCTCTTAATATCTCTTTTAGCTGCATTAGCACCGTTTGGTACTGATACAACAGGGTATTTATTATTTTGTATTTGTGATATAGACATTGCATCTATCTCACCTTCTGTAATTGTTATTGCTAGTTTTTTGTTTGGCTTCCATAACTGCTGACCAAACAGTGTTGCCCTCTTAGCCTCTCCTGTCCAAGAGAATCCTTTCTCTCTAGTTCTTCTTTTCTCTGCTACAATTCCTCCATGAGCATCATAGTAATATGTTAAATGTGTACCATTATTTACACCGTAACCAAACTTTTCTAGAGTAGTTCGATGAAGTCCACGTATGGTTGATGGGTACTCGATAATATTGGGGCTAAATGCTTTTTCCATTTTGGATACCTCGGTTCTAGGTTGATTGCGTTTTGTAAAACCACAACTGAAACAATGAGAGTTTCCATCGGAATAGATGGCGTTTGCATCTGAGCTTCCACATTCATCACAACCCTCCTTATATAAGTATGTTCCTGATTCTTCCATTACTTTACATCTCCTATTACTATTGTGTAATAATCGTTTTCAGTACCAATCCTCATGCCCCATTTGGTGAAGGTATTGATACGCTTTTGGAAGTTATTGCTCCCTTTGAACACCCTACCGTAGTAGGAGATAATACCTTCGGCACGCATGAAACCGTAGAATGCCTCCATGATTGCCTGTGACATTGGTGTATTCCTGAACTGGGGCTCAACATAAATGTCCTCGATAAGCATCGTGTGTTTACCTTCCCTGACAAATTTGAAAAATCCATTTTGATAAAATTTATACTCGGCTTTATTATACTCATTAGCTGCCTGTCTTATTAATTCAAGTGCTCTTGATTCTGGTGATTGTAAGGAACGCTCCATAATCTTCCCCTTCTTCTTGATACCTCTTGCTTGCACTGAGTTCCACCACTTGTATATCATCCTCCCATGCTAACTGAGCAAAGGTAATAGAATCTAAATATGCTTTGGCGTAATTATCAATGTCACCCCGTGGGTATTCATTAGATGGTTTCTGTGGTTTATAACAAATGATCTCTAGCTCTACCCTAAACTGTGCTGTAGTATCTACCTCTTCTTTTTTAAGACCTTTGAAGAATTTGTAAATTTCTTTCCTGAAATCTGTATAGCCTTTAGGGTAGTAGTTACCATATTTTGATATTCTAGGTCTAGATGCAGGTGTTGGTTTAACTGGTATAAATAGTTTATTCATCTGAATACTCCTTTAAATACCTAGCAGCTACTTCAAGTAAAAGATAATCATCCTGAAGTAAACCTATTCCTCTATTGCAGTTATGGCATAGTAATCCTCTTATTGTTCCAGTGACATGTGAGTGATCCACACATAGTCTAGTGTTAAGCTCTGATTCATGTATGGAACATATATTACATCTATTGTTTTGCTGTTTTAAAAGCTTATTATAGTCTGATAAGGTTATGCCATATTTTCTTTTATAGTTATTATTCTGTATGCTTTTTTTGTAATTTACATTAGCTTTCCTTCTCTTTGATCTGGCTTTATACATACAATCTTTATCGCAATACTTAGCTGAATAACTTTTAGGAGTAAAGGGAGTGCCACATTCCTGACACTCCATTTCTTCAAAACTGCTTTCACCTGTAAATTGACCTTTTTTATTTTTAGAAATCAAAATCGTCTGAACTTTCTTCTCCGAGGTCCACAGAGTCAAGTTCTAGTGCGTCAAATCCAAGATCATTACTTGATTGGAACTCTACGATTTTACCGAGCTGTGCTGATTTAATCTTGCTTGAGACACCTTTAACAATTTCTTGTGTATCTTGATCGAACATAGCATACGTTGAGAACTCTAACTTAGCTCTCATCTCAGAACCGTTACCAACACTCATTTTCTCTAGTTCTAGACTACCTACTTTCTGACCGAGCGCATTGTAGATTACTGGGGGATTCACGGTGTAACTCTCACCGCTTTTCTTAGTACCCTTTGATCTACTTTTCATTCTTAACTTAAAAGAACCATCAGCCTGCTTTTCATATGGCTTTTTACCTTCTCCAACAGAGTCGATAATAGAGATTAGTTTCAATGTCTCTGGGCTTTCTTCTAAGTGTAGTACACAAGTGTAGTTCCCGAACTGGTCAGTCTTATTTAGTGCAAACCATTCAACTTTTCCAACTGGTGTAGTTACTGATACTGTTTTTCTTTTTGGTGCTGTACTCATACATTCTCCCTCCTGCTTCTAAATGCTCGCAGGACTTTGTAGTTATAATGTTCAGTATTGCCGTGGTAAATTGTAAATACCTCGTCCCAATCCTTAAACATTGTTTTCATTAGTAAGGTTAAAACTTTCATTGTCATCTTATTTCTGTAAGAATAAGCATGGTAATAATCTAGTAGTAAGCCACTGGTATGGTACTGCCCAGTGTTGGTTTTTCGCCTAATAATACCATGTCTTATTATCATATCAATAAATGTTATAATTTGTAAGAAAAAGAAGAAAGGATATTTCATATGTAAAAATTCTAAGAATCTTATTGGGTGTAATACGTGTTTACCAAATGAAGGTACTCTCTTTTTATTTTCCTTATCAAATCTATGCAACCAACATAGCATCAATCCCATGTTATCATGTGAGAAGTTATATTCTACTTCCTCTCCATTATGCTTATCGTAACTATCTAACCTAGCAAATACATTGTTTCTGGTTCTATCTGAAGAAGAGGCAGAGAAGATGTCTACCATTACATCCCACATAATATTATTTTCTGATCTGTTCATACTAGCTCCTATTTGAATAATTTATGTGAATCGTAGTTGTCTGTCTTTTCTTTAGCGTCCTTAGTGTCTTCTACTCTTTCTACTGTTCCATCTGGATAAATAATATATTTCATAATTGTCCCTTTATGATAACTCAGTATCATATTATATGTTTAATTCTAATGAGTTCTTTCTTCTGTAGTTCACCGCCTTGGAAGTGACCGAAATCATTGAGGTTTCAGCCTTCCAGAAGTCCCTAAAATTAGGAGAAGAAGAACTCATCAATAAGTACTAGGCTCAGGTCTAATCTACCCCTTTCGGGTGCATCTAATTCTAAACCCTGTGCTTCTAACCACTTGTCTAAGTAGTCACCATCTTTATACATTCTTAAGAATACATCTCTAAGTACACTATTTAGAGTAGCTGCATCTGCTGCATGACAGCCGTAACTATCATGAATCATTGCAAAGCTCGTGTCTAAAGGCATATGGTTTACAGTTTCTTGTAAATGACAGGCATCTAAGCTGTGGACTAGATTAGGTGCGATAGCAGTGCTGTGCCTACGTACATCACAAATATCTGATTTTACATAAACCTTATTCTGTATATAACCCCTTGATTTTATTTCATTACCTAGAGGTGTCTTGACACTCGCTGTCTCAGTCTTGGTGATCTTCTGTCTTACCTCGAAGCCATTAGGTGTTGTCCAAGTTATTGTACTTCCTCCATCCTTAGTTAGTATTATCTTAGCTGTGCTCTTTAAGAAATTCATAACTTCCCTACCCTTAACTATAGTCTGATTGATTGCCTCCCATACTGTACTAGTATATAACGTCAATATATCCGCATAGTTATCTCCGAATGCTTCCCTGGCACCTTCCTTATCTATCTGTTCGGCTATGTATGCCCTACAAGCCCGCTGCGTACCTGCATATGGTACTATCATTACCGGACGTTTACAGGCTTTACGTGTTATCCCGAACTTAAGTAAATCGGCTGCCAGAGGCTCAGAATTGGCTTCTAAGAGCTTTTCTGTCTTTACCCTAACAAGGTCATAGATATCCTGTTTAAAAGGCTTAGCGGTCAAATTAACAGCCTCTCCACCTACCTCATCAAGCAGGATAGCACTCAGGTGTTGTAATCCATTACAGCTACCGTCAAAAGCTATGGGTAAGTGGGAAACAAATGTAGGATTAGCGTAATCTTGAGTCATATAATCTTTAAATTCAAAACAGAAAGCTAGGAATAACCAAGGTTCTTCATCTGATTTATGCCATAAACCACTGAGATCATAAGGATTCTCTGCTGATTTAATGATCTCATGTTTATTATCTAGTACCCATTTACGCTTCTCAACTAATGTTTTCTTGTCTAAACCATGCCCAAACGTATTAGCACCATGCATAAAGAAGTATTTCTCTGCCTCGTAAGTATCAATTGGCTTCCCTTCTGAGAACTGAAGCAGCGCCTTAACATAGTCAGTACCTTGTGGATGTAAGTTACTAGCCTTTGGATACAATCTACCTCTAAAGTCTGCGAAGTATGCAAAGTAAATCTCTGGATAATCCTGAAACCTCTTAGCTTCAATCAATACTCTCTTCATAGCAAGTACTTTACTATTACGTGACTCTTGCTCCGCATAGTGCGGTGCTGACTGTTCACGCCATAGCTTCCTATCTGCCTTTTGTTCCTCAGTCAGAAAAGCTTTATCAACATCTCCGTGAGGACAAGGAGTAAGGTAGTCTTTAGCAGTATAAGTAGTAGGTAGATCACCCCACCCAAGATCGCTTTCAGATGCTGCACTCATTACCTCCAAGATTTTCTTGTTTACTTGCCACTTAGTACCTTGTAGTCTATTGATTGCCTCAAGTGTCCTGTGCGGTACTTTAGTAAACTCATCTCTATCTACTTCTGTCCTTATTAGTGGATACTTAAATCTATCAGTGTGGAACCCGCCTCCGTAAGTACTAGTCCAATCAATAGGCTTCTCTATCAGTGGGGTATGGTACTCGGGGAGAATAGCCCCATCATTATTAGTTATCATATCAAATAGCAATTCTTGAACCCACTTAGCAGGTTTAATGCTTGTCTCCACTCCTTTACTCTCACTTATATAACACATAGGCGGTGTTATCTGATTCCTAACTATAGGCTGGCATTCGGTTAGTAACTGCAATGCCTTAGCCCCCAGCTTGTAAAAGCTTAAATTATTCTTTGCTATGTCAGCATGGAACTTACTCAATAAGGAGTTTGTGACTTTAAATTGTCTATTGTTCTTGTAATTAGTACCTTGAATATAGTTTACAAACTTCTTATATAAATCCTCATCTTTCTTCTCTAGAAGGATTAATTTATATTCAGTCTCTAAAGCATGACCTATCATCATTGCTATTTTAACAAAGTTAGTGTTTCTTCCTATGGCACTAAACATAGCATTGGCGGTGTAGTGAGATACAACTAAAGGGTCAAGAATAGTTAACATCTTAGCAGGTAAAGCTTTTACCTTAGCCCTACCCATCAAGACTTCATCTGAATACATTTTTAATTTATTAGCCAGTTCTCCCACATAGTAGGGCAAAATAGCCCCACTTTGTTTAAGTTCCGATATTGTTCCGTTCTCCTTTGCTTGCAAAAGCTCGTTAATACCCTTGGTAATCATAACTTGTAGGTTTTCGTTTTCAATATCTTTTTGTGTTTTCAATTTTATTCCTTTAAAGTAAGTGTTAAATCACGGTTCAGGAGATAAATAACATTAGAAGCTATAGTCTCTACTGGAGTCTTCCCAATTTTAATCTCGGTTATAATATACCTCTCAATATCCCCCAGTATTTTTTTAGTCTTATTAATTCCTTTTAAGTGTCTTATTAATGCGTTAGCTAGTAAAGAGCTACCTGTTTTATCACTCCTATTAATTGCGTTAAATGCGTCTCTAAGTTCTTCTTCGCTAATGTTAAATTCTGTCATTTATTCCTCCAAGAAATCAGTTGCAATCCCGTATTCTTTCATCTCTTTTTTACTGTAAAACTTATCGCCCTGCATTCTAGATATCGCATACCACTTATCTCTATCTATATTAAGCTCAATGGCTTCTAAATCAGAGTGCCTAATACTAGCCCTTTTGCTAGAATCAGTAAATACCTTTGCTCCAAATGCATTAAAAGCAAATGCATGATGAGTCATTACAGAGGCTTTTGGTAACATAATACGTTCATCGCAGAACTCAATCATAAATGAAAAGGCAATAGATTCAGCAGTAGCCACTGTACAAACTATATACGCATCTTTAAGATGGAGGTCCCCCGATAGGGAATCGTAGAAACTTATATAGCCTCCATTAGATAAGACAGCTATTTCTATAGGTATTATAACTCCTGTGGTCATCTTTAAAGCCTGTTGCGCTGCTACCATTTTGAAGAGGTCTCTAGTAGTTCTATCAAAAACTTTACCATCTGTGAAGTAGCCTTGATCAATTACTATGGAGTGTTCATTTATTATTCTAAGGTTACTAACATTGTGCTCGGAGTAATCTTCATTACTGAATAAATATGTCGTACCTAACAGTAAAGCCAGTGCAAGGATTAGTTTCTTAATTATAGTTCTCATTGCTCCTCCTATAGAATATTTATATGACGGTCAGTTACTTTTTGACCTTTAAGTCTTATAGAACCATTAACATTTTTAAGTTGATTAAAGTTCAAATTCATTCTTTTTATTGTTACCTTACGACCGCTGCGTGACCTCAAGGAATTTACTATATTACCTGAGTTATCAGTAGCATGGTTAGAACAAATAAGAATATCTCTGCGCTCTTTATGATTTATCTCCCAAGTGTCTGGGTTAATAGAATATAGATTCCCATTTTTATCTAGATAATAATCAAATAGATTTTGAGATTCTCCTGTACTTGGTAAATTATACATTCCAATAGGAACTAACTCAAGTTGTAGATAATTGTTTGCTTTCTCATTTTTCTTAACTTCAAGAAAGATAAAGCTAAGTAAACAACCTGCAATAAATAGTAAAATTAGCGTTTCCATAATGTAACTCCTTCGGGTGATATCACCTCATTAAAATTTATAACAAAGCCTTTGGACTCCATGTATTCTTCGTGTTCTCTAAGTATTAGCCAACAGTTAGGTGCATCTCTTACATTGGCATTTTCTAGTTGCTCTTTTAGAGCTTTCCACTCCATCATCAAGGTATCTGCGCCCATTATTTACCCTCCAATTCTAGAACTCGGCTTATGTACTTAGGGTCTAGTTTTCCAGTGACAAAATCCTCAAGGTCATTTAATACTATTTTTAAACCCTCATTAAATGATATACATCTAAGTAGCTCACGATCATTCATAGTTGATAATAGTTTATGCTCTCTCTGTTTTAAAAGTATTTTAAATACTCTTAGTTGCTCTGATGTCATTATTACTCCTTATCTATTTCTTCAAAATACTCAATCATATTCAGTAGTAAAGAGCGTTGTTTCGGTGGAATATCATCTTTACCTTTAGTGATATGATATAAAAAAGCTGATATAGCTACATTTAATTCTTCGTTGGTGAGATTTATATGCAAATGTACTTTATTTTCATTTTTTGTATTACTATTCACTCCTTTCATCCTCCTCAATTTCCTCTAATATAGTACCTAAATCAGTTAATACTTTACCTAGTTGGACTTTGTATCCAAACTTGTTAGTGTACATTGTAAGCAGTTCTATTGTAAATAGAAGTAATCTTTTTTCTGAAAGTTCTATTTTCATTTTTATTTCCTTTGCATTAAATATTTTGATACCCTCATAGCTAGTCCAATTAAGGCAAACGGAGTTGATGCAACTACAACAAATATGCTAAATGGTATGATCATTATAGCGGTAGCACCATCTTCTGCCATTTCAAACCAATACCTCAATATTCTTTTAATCCTATATTTCATTCTCTTTCCTTTGTTAACTCCTGAATCGCCTTTGCTGTAGCAATAGCTGCGGCTTCTTGGATTGTGTATTTTTCAATCTCATAGTCGTTTGTGGAAATGCAATCATAATCATTGTTCCAAATTTGGAAACGATGTAATCTTTCTCCGTCCAAAAATAACTGCATACCAATTTTCTTACCATGCTTGTCTAATTTAACCCAAACAGGAACAAGGGAATCAATGGACATTGTAAAAGAACTTCCATTTAGTAAATAATTTGCTTCATACCCTATATACTTGTAAATAATTTCATTTGCTTTTTGCGGTGTCATTATATTTCCTTTGTTTCCATTGTTGAAATTCTTGGGAATCGCTCATTGCATCAAGAAAGTAATCATTACTTGAGATTTGTGACTCAGCAATAATTCCGTCTAAGAAGCATCTCAATATTGCATTTGTTCGTCTAAGCATCTCTAACGACTTTTCGAAATTTTCAATCAAAGCATCACGCTCTTGGATTTGTTTCTCGTAAAACGATTTATCTCTAGCCCAGTCCTCAAGAATCTTTGCTGGTTTGTCTCTCAATGTCTGCCTCATCCAGAAATCATAACTACTCATTCTCCCTCCCAGTCTTTTCTGTACTCTGTTATACAGTGTAAACACCAGAAATCAACTACGCTGTTATACTCTGGCGCTTTAACAAATGTATGTATATTTTCTTCCCCTACTAGACGTTCGCAGTTGTCACAGTAATTCTCAGGTTTATCTGTACTGTAGCAGCTTGCATTATCACTCATAAAGTGGTTATTGTCTACATATTTTTCCATCCCTATCTCCTTTGTAACTTATGCTATCTTACCTCTTACAACTCCCCATACTACAGCTTGTAATTGGTGAGGTTTTAGTTTATATTCAGTAGCTACTTCACTGTAAGCTTGTGATACTATCTTGTAATTCTTCTGTTTTTCTTCTAGACTAACACTGCGGTAAGCCCATATATCCACGGTAACCCTATTAGAAGTCTTAAAATTCAGTATGTTATGGAAGAAATTCCTAGTTTTAGTACCCTTTAAAATACCCTCTATTGTTTCATTTTCTCCATCGCTTTCTAATATAGCTAACGCCTTTTTTCTTTGGTTTGTGAACGTACATACCTTTGTGTCTAGACTCGGTTTATCTAAGAAGTCCCAAGCATCGTGTAGGTTACGCTGCCACTTGTTATTAGGAGACAATGCAGCAACTACACCAACTACTTTGGATAGAGGTACACCAAATGTCATACTTAGGAGTTTACACTCGTTATGTGCCCTCTCGTACCATGTTAACCCTAGTTGTAAGTTTTCTAAATCTGCTTTACTATAGTGTTCTTTAATTTGTGTTTTTAGTTCGTGTAGTTGCATTATTATCTCCTATGCTGTTTTATTTCTTTGTTTATCCCCATGTTATTTTTCCGCCTAATTGATCTATTACCCATTCGAAATTCTCACGAGCATATTCAAGAGATACATAATCCTCGCCAAAACTTATCTGGTCTCCAACAATATCAATCTCAAAGTAAGCTTCTCTAAACATACGTTTAACTGAAAATGGAACTTCGTCTTGTTTTTCCCTCAGTTTCTGTACTTTATTGTAAATTACTAATGCTTTCATTTATACTCCTACCTAAAAGTAATGTATTGACTTCCAATCTTAGTAAAATCACCTTGTGGTCTCTCTGTCCCCACATTGATAAACCCAATAACTTCATCAGGTCTGCCATCAATATAAACAAGAGTACCCCGCCCTTCATTATCCAGTACTAGGATACTATCTTGGTTAAATACTTTAGCGCTCTCGAGAGCGATACCCATGTTCTCTATTGAATGCTCTAATACAAAACTTCTCTCCTCTATGCCTTGGTATCTACCTCTAGCTACTCTGAATGGTTTACCCGCTAGAGTTAGTGATTCGTGAAAGGTAATGAAGTTGCTGCTGTTTGTTCCTTGTGGTACATCGTGTCTATCGGTGCTGATGAAGATTTTTGGGCTGTTTGTTCCTTGTGGTACATCGTGTCTATCTGTGCTGATG